GATTTTTTACGTCCAGCTTTGTAGTTTGGGAACACATCGCGACGCCAGTAATGACGACCATCGCAACAAATAACAATCTCACCATATTCTTTTCCGTATTTCTTTTTGTAATATTTGATAGTTGATAGTGTTGAGTGACGAATCAGATTCTTAATATCTGCTGGCGATCCTTTCTTAAGGTCACTCTGGAACGCAAGAATATTACTCAACGCAACTTGACTATAATCGATTAGAATCATTTAAACACTTTCAATAAAATTGTTTCTTCATTAATCCGACCATTCGGTTGCGCTTCCTTCGTTTTGATATTACGAAACTCTGGAGTAAGACTACGCTTCGGAGTAGATAGCACTTTCGGCAGGAAATCCTCAGGTTTGCGAAGGGTTTTCATACTCGATCCCTTAACAGTATAATTAATAATAGTTGTTCCCTTAACACCAAGACCATTGCTATCAGAAGAACGATACACTGCTAGACGACGATACTTCGTACTATAAACCCACAACTCATCAGCGCCAATTATATCAGCAGGATTAATACTCTTGAGATTTAATTCAGCGAACTCTTTGAGATATTTCATCTTAGCAACTTGTACGGAAGCAGGTTTTGCTTTGCGAGCACGTGGTTTACGAATTGCTTTAGCAGCAACTTTCTGCTCTTCGCATTGAGTAACTAGATCTTCAAGCAAAACAATAAATCGTTTGAGTTCTGTTCTCTTAAAGTTACTATATCCCTCAACGAGTTGCTCATCTTTCTCATCATAAGCATCTTGCATCTCAGCAATGCGTGGTTTAATAAAAGATGCAATATATTTTACAATCTGTGAATTATAAGATTTAATCGGTGTTTTGAATTTAAAATCTTTCGGGCACTTAGAAAGAACAAATTCATCAATCTCGCCTTCAATTTCTCCACCAATCTCACGTGCTTTTTCAAGAATACGATCTTGAATATTAATAACAACTGTTGGTGATGTTACTTTTGCTTTTGTTTTTTTGGTTTGTTTTGCGGTAAGTTCTTTGATCTTGTTGTTCAAAAACAACTGTTCTGTTTCTTGGAGTTTGCCACCAAGATCAACAGAACGAATAAGAACACCGATGGTGTGGAAGTCAAAATCAGGCAACGAGTCAAAATGCTCTGCTAGTTGCGTATGTTTTTGTTTTTTGTAATGTTTGACAACCCAAGACTTACGAGTTTTCGAATCGGTGTGTTTGGCATGCCAATTTAGCACTTCATTCAAATCATAATCGTCTTCGGTCAAGAATGGCTCATCGCCTTTACCCGAAACCTTGTCAATAAGTTGTTGACGCTTCGCTGCTTTATCACTAGACATAAAAGTCTCCTTTCAAGTATATATTATACCTGAAACCATAATAATTGTCAAGCATTATTTTTTGTTGGATAAACCAATTCCAGAAAGTCCTGCGAAGAGGAAAAAAGAAGCCAACCATGTTTCCAATGTATACGGAATCGTAAGAACTGGGAACAATGTATTAAGAGACCAAATAGTTGCTAATGGTGCAGCTAAAAATAGAAATAAAATAACCAAAGCCCAAAATGTAAAGTTTGTCATTTTATTTCCCTTTGATAAGTGATGCTTTCTCACATGTAGAACGAACTTCTCTACTGTTTGTAGTAAGTTGAGATGCGCAAGCAGCAGTAACAGGGTCAACGCCACGTGCAATTGCTGCGTTTACAATATCTTTTGAATTGTTACTATCAACAACATAAAAATATGTTGTACAACCAATTAGCGTTGTTGCAACAATTCCTAATACAGCAATAAACATATTACTTTCATTCATTTTTATTTTCCTCTTCAAAAATAACTGGCTCTGGACACGATGGATAATCATCAGTAAGTTCACCATCGAATTCAATAATCGAGTCGTAACGGAAAGATCTCCAATCTTTTTTATCAAGATCAAAAACAGCAATTGAATCTTGCGGAGATTTTCTTTTACTACTTCCATCAGACTTCTTATCTTCTGGGATAAGTTCTTCATTTAATGTGCACCTCATCTTTCTTGTTTCACCATTTACTTTTTTAAAGACGAGATTAATTTCAATCTCTTTCAATAAACCAGCAAACCATTTTTTAAAATTGGGATGATTGAGTTCTTCTTTACGTCTCTTCTCATCTTCAACTGTTTCAACATCAATAATATCACTTGTCATTTACTTCTCTCCATATTTCTGCGCCCTCAAGAATAACACCTTTTTTCTTTGGATGCGCATAATTAAAGTTGTTTTTAAGTTCATCTCTTGTTTTACCTTGGCAAATAAAAGATTGGTTTTTTGTATTGTAAAGAAAATATTCTTCGTTATGTTTTTCAACACGCATTGGAATTATATTTTCTTTAAGCTGATTGTGTATGTCATCAAACAATACATTTATCAATTGTTCTTGCAGTTGCCTCGCACGATGTCGAGCCCAAATCTCACGGAGAACCCAACCAGTGTGAAATGCGCCGATGACAATACCAACAAGCAACAACACATCAATCATATAAGTTTTCTTGCTTGTATTCAGAAAGATCAGGTTCTATAGGAACAGCGACCCAACCAATAGCATTCAAGTCATCAGCGATCTCGTCATCAACGTATCCCTCATTGCCAGAACAATACCAGTTAAGATAGTCGCCCTCGCCAAGAATGTCTGCAATCAAACCACCAGCACTTCTCCAACTCATACCATATTCGCCCTCTGCTCCAACTTTGTACACATCAGTGTTACACATAGCAGCATAGAATCTTTTACAATAATCTTTGCTTGCACGCATCTTGCTCTTGATAGTATCAGAATCAATAATCTCACGATAGAGATTGGGAGTTTTTAGATCAATGTGGTCATCATCAACTTGAACAAAGTCGATTTGTTTTTCATAAGACATAATACGCTCTTGTCTAAGTTCTTCAACAAACTTATGAGAGTTGCGAATAGAAACTTGACGATTGACTTCGTCGAAGAAATGCGTAAAATCTTTAAACTGCTCTTCAGACAAAAACATTTTAGTAGAATTAAATGTTAGTTTATTCTGTTTATCGGCTCTATGGATGTCAATCTCTATGTCACCAGTAGATGGTGTATCGAAGGCACTAATTGTAAGTACAGTATCGCCCTTATCAATTTCTAAATGCTTGTGTATTTTTTCGTCCATATATTTGTCAAAACGATTGATTGTCACGATACTTCTCCTTACGAGTGTATTTCTTTTTGCTGGTTTCAACACGCATGCGATATTTTGGTGTGCGCAAATCCTTAGCAACCCAATTTCTTGGTTTACTTACGGGAATAACCAGCGCACATCGAGTATCCATCATCATGTCCTTGCATATATTGTTGCATTCCGAGAGTGTTTAAATAACCCTCTAACTCTTTATATTTTACTTTAGAAATAGTATTAATGTCAATCCCCAATATACAAAGAATCTTTAGAGTCGCAGAATCAAGTTCGCTCTGATACATCACTTGACTCTTTCTTGTTCATTGATAGTGGTTTATTTTTTGCATCACGCTCAGCCAACTCAGCCTGAATCATTTGTCTCTTAAATGTATTACGATCTTCAGCATCTCTAAATGGCATTAGAGCCAACATCCTCTTTGTTGTTTTTGACATTACATATGTTGATGTCGGTTTATGTGTCCAAGAGATATATTCAAAATGCTCTACTTTTTTTACTTTTTTCTTTGCCATATTTTTCTCCTTATAGCATTCTAATTAGACCGATAGTATCAATCGTTGTTAACAAGATGTAGTTAGCCAACATCCCAAAAGATTTCCGAGTATAACTAGCCCAAGCATACATGGAACAACCACCAATCCAAATAGGATAGAGAACCAGTAGGGGAGGATTAGGAACGGTAAGCGCCATTGTAACACTGCACCCAATGCTAATAGCCCAAGCAAGCAACTCAACAATAAAGCGAAACTTATTAGAACTCCAGTCATCACGAATCCATTCAAATGTAGGTCGAAAAATATCAATCATATTCAATTTCTAAAAAATTTGTTTCCTCTGGTAGAACAACACATGTTCCGCCAGATTTTTCTATTTTATCTATCAGGTTATTTAGTATGCCTCGACCATAATGGTTTGTGCCATATTCAGTTTTGCTGCAGAAATACACAGATCCAGAACTGCCCTCAAACTCATAATGATTGTCAGAAGAAATGACTCTCGTAATTCCACTGTTTAATTTCCAAGAGTCAGCGCCAGCCCATCCACCATACCAGCAAGCAAAGACTTTATACAAAGGTGGATAATCTTTTCCAGTAATTTTAACAACAACCCATTTGTCAGGATGGTAATCACTCATTTTATATCTCCATTACCTTTAATTCAAAACGATCTGCTCGATCTTCGTAGTTGATATAACCACGAGGATTACAAACAACACGAGTGCTCACAATCATGTAGTCAAAGTCTTCGTGAGTATGACCATGAGTCCACAATTTAATCATTGGTCGTTCCATAATAAAACTATCCAACTGTGAGTTGTATGCACCATTCATTAGTTTGTCGTGCTTGTAACGAGGATGCTCAGAACTCTTGCTTGGGGCATGATGAGTGCAAACGACATTGACCTTACTTGGATCGTAAGACTTTTCAATAAACTTCAGCATTGCTTTGTGGTCTTCAAGAGCATGTCTTGGTGACCATGTTGCGGGTCTCTTATGAAACTTTGCTTTATCATTATCAAATGTTCTGTAGTTGACCATCTCAGCACTGTTCTGGCAGATTCGAAAATCATTCATACGACGAGTAACATGATTCATAGTCATCTCATCTTCACCATTAAAGTCAGTCCAGAGTGTGCCACCGATAAAACGAATCCCATCAATGTCAATGGTTTGCTTATCAAGGAAGTGAACATTGTCTAGTTTATATTCAGACAACATTGCACGAATTTTAATAGGACTATCAACCACATCACCATGATAGTGCTCATGATTGCCCATAATGTAAATTACATGGGGAAACTGGAATGAACATCTCTTGAAAAAGTCAATGATGCGAGTGCTCTTCGCACCTTCCATAAAACCATGTGGATCTGGGCGACCAAGATCTGCAGTGACCATAATATCACCAGACAAAATCAGAACATCTATATTCTGATCATTCGTTAAGAATAAATCTCCGAACTCTAAATGAAGATCGGAGCATACAGCAACTTTCATTTTTTAACCTCTACGCATTTTTGAAATATCCTTCGCTTCCTGATCGGAAAAGATAGGAACGGCATTGGATTTATGCAATGTACCGATGCCGATTACTTTATCACCAGTGTAACGCTTACCTTCTATCGGCTTAGTAGCATTACCGAGCCCAGTATCGACACTAGGATAGTTGATAGATTCTCTCCCAGGTGGACTTGTAAGTTTGTAGCCTGAAAGAGTATTTGTTGATACAGTTTTTTTGCTTGGTTCAACATAATGTTTCCTTTTCAATTCATTCCAAGATTGTTCAAGTTGAAAATGTTTACGCTTTTCTTCGGCAGATTTAAATTTCTGCTTTTTACGTTTCCTTGTGTTTGTCGTACTAAAAAACGCTGGCATCATACCCATACTTTTCTCCTTATAAGGATATTATACCTTAGATTCGTATTATTGTCAAGCATTAACCTTACTTATGGTAGGGTTATTTTACTTCGATACTGTAAGACGCTACACGTGTAGCGAGGGAATTATCCAGCAAAAATTCTATATTGGCTGGAACTTTTTTGTTGGTTTGTATTACTGTAGTATCTGTCTCAAAATAGTTACTTGAATTGAAAAAGATGTAGTTATTCTTTTTCGAAGAACCAGCAGGATAAAACTCAACCATTCTGAGATTGTGTGTTGTGTATCTCATCTGACTTAGAACAGAACCATTTGAGTCTTTTAAAATTATCGTAAAGTAATTGACATTGTATTTAGAAACATTTTCCAATTCAATACCAATATCGTAACAATTTTTTGCATCAATCTGGTTACCATCAGTAAAGCAATATGTATTACCACTTCTTGTTGTGGTTTTTGCAGGATTCATAATTACTGAACCAGCAACTAGAACAGGGTGATAGAATGAGTTTCCATAGTAAACATTACTTTGATATGATTTATCTACTGATTCTTTTCCAGCATACTTAGCAAAATTTTGAAAATCATTAACCCACTTATGCTGCCAAGAAACATGACCAGTAATTCTTATTTTGCTAACTGATGAGAATGGAGAAACATCAACTCTAGTCGTAGAGAAATGTAAAGCAGGTGTTTCAGATATTCGTTCTACGATTGTTTTACGATTACTCATTTCATCAATCTTTGATCTTATCCTATCATCGATTAGTGGTTTATCACGTTCGACTTGAAACACACTCGGTTTCGTTTCATCAACGACAGCACGAATAGTTACTATCCAATGCTGTTGAGTTCGTTGGGAACGCAACACTTCTGACTCAAGTATAATTCCTGACACATAATCATCTATATCCTCAGAGTAGTTTTTACCATCGGTTTTTCTATGACCAAGATTAAAAGAACCTGTTACTTTCTCAACTGCTTCAATTTTTGCTCTGCGTAATGCTTCTTCTTGAGTATCGCCTTTACCTGTAGTTTCAACAGTCACGGCAGCAAATGTTACATTAGTAAAAAATAAACAAGCAATGAGGGAAAATGATTTCATTTTGATTTAACCCAGTCTCCGACTTTCTTAAGATCTTCGCCAGCACCCGAAAGGGTGCCACCTACTGTTCCGCACCCAATCAATGCAGTAGTCAAAACAAGCATAACAAGTTTTTTCATTATCGTAATCCCTCAATCATTGCTTTTAGTTGATGCGAAGCAGCAATAGAATGTTTAGAAACACGAACTTCTACTGATACTAGGTTGCTATCTTTCTCTACGTTTCGAGCTGTAATAACAAGACCACGCAAAAGAGCAGCAGAGTTGTCAGTCATTTGTTCTTTAACATAAGTCGCAACACGCTGACCACGATTACGATCTTCGGCTGTCATAGTTTCTGAATTGCCACCACCACTATCTAAATCTAGATCCTCAAGATTTGATGTCTTATCATTACCTTCAGTCTTATTAGACTTTAATGATTCATTCGAATCATTCTTTAGAAGTGTTTTGGTAATTGTTCTTGAAAATTTGTTTGAACTAACATCATTAGACAAGAATTCTGAAACATTTCGCTTGGCACGCATCAATGCTATATTATATGCATCTTCACGTGAGGCTGTATGGTTTGTTTGGATATAAGCAGTTCCTGTTGCAGTAAGACCATAGAAATTTCCTTGTTCGTCAAACTCAACTTTAATGAGTCCGTTCGATTTTAGAAATTGTGCTTCCCTCTTTTCGAGTTTGGCAACTGGAGCAGGTGCTTCGGGTGGGAGTTGTGTGACAGTTTTAGTTGACGAACAACCAGTAACGAACAACGCACAAACTGACATAACAATAATACTTCGTTTCATAATTTAGATCCTTTTCAAGTTAAGATATAGTAATTATACCCTAATTATTATTTTTTGTCAAGTATCGTTATCTGGAGCTCTTCTGGAGTTGAATTTTACTGTTCCAGTTCTTTTTGTTTGTTCGTTTTTGATATTTTGTTCGTTCCAAGGATTCTTCGGATCAAAGTCTTCGTTCTTGGGTTTGAAAAAATCTTTTACAATTTTCAAGAATTCTTTTGGTGGTTCTTCGGCTGGTGGTCCTTGCAAAATCGTAGGATCCCATTCTTGTTTTGTTGGTTCTGTTGGCTGATAGACTGCAGTAATTCCAGTATATGGATCATAATTTAAATCTCCTGGTTTCAATTCTCCTCGAATCGAAGAAATAATTTTATTCCATCTACTCTCAGATTTTTGCGCATCAACTTCTTCATCTAGCAAACGAGCACGCTCTTTTCCTCGATTAAACCAATCATTGACTTCTTTATCATCATCGTCATCAGATTTGGTTTTTTGTAGTAAAGATTCTCTGTTTGCCGCAATCAATAATAAAACTGCAAGTGGATCAAATACGAAAACAATCATAAGAATGACGATACGAACAGAAGACTCAAGTAAAGAATCGTCCATCGTATCGCCATATATTAATGCTGCAACATATTTTATCGGACCAACCTCTGCTTCTACTTTTCTTACCTCAGAAGCAATGGGTGATCTTTCTTCATTTAATTTTGCTATTTCTTGTTGCGCTTTACTGACTTCGTTGATGAGACTGGTTCGCTCTTTTGCTTGTCGCTGTCTGATGGCGACTGCGTTGGCTGCTCCTTTTTCATCACTCGATCTATCAAGAGTTTGATCGACTTGACGATCCAACTGAGTAAGTGCTTTACGTGCTGCATCTATATTCTCCTTTTGGGTTTTAATTTTTTCATCTATGAGGGATAATTTAGATACGATATCGCCTGTTGGCACTGCTTGGTCTAAATGCGCTTTCGACAAATAGCCAAAGATACCCATCGATGTGAGTATCATTAACACAACAACAGCAGTTGTGAAATATGTTTTAAGTAGTTTTGGGGCTGTGTTCCAGTTTCTATACAACCAAGAAGCTGCTACAAGTTTACTTGCTTCTAGAGCAGATCCCATAATTGCGATGGGAATTACTGCAGTGGAGAAAATAGCAATTAACCCCATTACAGCATAGTAAGCTGCTATTGCGGATAAAAAGAATCCACAACCGAATAATAGGTACATCATTTTTTAATATGTTTCCTGTGCGTTTTTATCATAATCCAATCATTATAATAATTATCCTCTAGAAGAACATTATTGTCAAATTGATATTTTGCTTCCCAGTAATTCGTGTTTCCTCTTGTTTCACATAGTTTCAAAATTTTTCGTGTAAAGTTTTCCTTACCATATTTATCAATATCAGCAAGTAGTTCTTTGTTGGAACCCCAGTAATCACACCAATCGCTCTCAACTCTTGTTCGTTTTTTCTTACCTTTTACTTGTCTAGTTTTTGCTTGACTGAAGTATTTACGACCAATGTATTTTTTACCTGTTAGGTTGTTGGTGATTTCATAAATAAACCCATACCAATTCTCAGGGTCATTCAGGGGTTGGTTGTTGTATATCCACATTTTCTGGTTTCTTATTGGTCAATCCTTCTGCTTGAGAAGTGTCTAATGCTTGACCTTGTGGATTTTTAAGTTTACTGAACCAGTCGTCGCCTTGTAAATCTGTTGTGTTTTCAGGCATCTTCATCCTCCTCAAAGTCTTCCTCTTCATATATATCACCACCGCAGAATGGGCAATATGCTACATCAGAAGATTGAAGTTCGCCTTCCTTAAATGAAATTTTTCCATGCGCTCCGCATGATTCACAATCAAAAAATTTAACTGACATCTCTTACCTTCGCTAATCCTAGTTTATTAAAAACTTTAAACCACATCCAACCCATATCAAACTCTAATGGCTTTCTACTTAGTTTTGGATTTGCTGGATCTCCATGGTGGTTGTTATGTAATTCCTCACCACCAATAATAATTCCCCATGGAACTATATTAGTTGATTTATCCTTACTGTTATAATTTCTGTATCCATAATAATGCCCAATGCCATTCACAACACCTGCTGCCCAGAATGGAATCCATACCATTTGAATTGCCCAGAACCAAATTCCCCACCATCCTAACAACATTAAACTAATTGCTAGCATGAGCACTATTCCAGCGTATGGAAATTTAGAATAGATATTTTTTTCTACCCAATCATCTGGAGTACCGACACCATACTTCTGAATCATTTCTTTATCTCTTGCGGATTGAACATAGCAAGAAACTCCAGCGAACAAAACAAACCAGATACCTTCGTTGTGAGGACTATGGGGATCGCCTTCTTTATCGGAGTTCTGATGATGTTTACGATGTATCGCAACCCATTCTTTTGTTATCATACCAGTTGTTAACCACAACCAGAATCTCATAAAATGCGAAAGAACTGGATGAAACTCTAACCCTCTATGTGTTTGCCCTCTATGTAAAAACAAAGTAACACAAACAATGGTAATGTGTGTCATTACCAACAGATAAACCAATTCAATCATCTTGCCTTTCGTACATTACGGTATTGGTATCTCCCAATGACCACTTAGAATCTGTTTCTACAGACCAGCGTTTTGTTGCTACTTTAAAATCTGGCATCTTTAGTTCCCGAGGATTAGAAGAAGGCTCGAGGATAATAAGACGATTGTTTGGCTGAGCAGCGAACTGCCCATTATCACACATAATAAAATTATAAGATTTATGATCTTCGGGATCTTCAGTAAATCCAGTGTCAAGAATATTAAAATCAGGGTGAGCAGAGTCAACAGTGAATAGATAGGTACCATACATCCAATTTCCGTCTTTAAGTTTAAATTTGCATTTTAATGATTGCAGCTGTGCTTTTTTTAACACAGTTATATCATATGACAAACAATCCCAAAGTTGTAAATAGTCTAATGGTAATGGTACTCCTTCAATCGGCTTCCAGCAAAATGCATGTAATGGCAGTTTATCATATAAAGCGCCATAGTTATTTAGATATGCTTCTATTCTAAATGCTTGTCCTCTTAATGACTTAATACTTATCCACCAACATGGTTCTAATTCATCGTGCCCCTTCGCAAAATCGTATAGAAACTGCTTACGGACAAAACATTTAATAGGTGGAAGATTTGCTATTATGTGCGCCATTATGCAGCTTTAGCCCAAACATCTTGCCAGTCGCCTGTTAATGCGCCTTTCGCATAGTCAGTAGCACGATTCTCAAAAAAGTTAGTATGAGTTGGTGCGTTAATCATTTCTTCAACCCAAGGAAGAGGATTTTTCTTAACTTTAAAAATACCCTTAAGACCTAACGAAATTAAACGACGATCTGCGATGTAGCGAATGTATTTCTTCACATCATCTGATGTCAAATCTCGCATATCACCCAAACTAAAAGCAAGATCAATAAACTTATCTTCGAGTTCAACCATTTTTTCAGCAATAGTATATATCTTACTCTTCAATTCATCATTCCATAACTCACGATTCTCTTCTACATAAGTTCTAAACAACTTAATCATAGACTCAGCATGCATTGTCTCGTCGACGATTGACCATGTGACAATCTGACCCATTCCCTTCATCATACCATGACGAGGAAAATTGAGCAACATAATGAATGATGAGAATAATTGCATGCCCTCAGTAAAAGCAGAGAATGCTGCAATATTTGTTGCTACTGATTCGGCAGTGCCATTGGCTTTAGATAATGCCATAAAGTAGTCATGTTTGTCTCTCATCTGCGCATACTCGAGAAACTCATTATAAGTTGATTCTGGCATACCAACTGTCTCAATCAAGTGACTATACGCAGCAACATGTAACGCTTCTCTAGCAGAAAAGCCAAGCAACATCATACGAACTTCTGGTTGTTTAAAGTATGGTAAATAATTATTAACATACCCACCAGCAACATCAACATCTCCTTGAACAAAGAATCTAAAAATATTTGTTAAGAAATGTTTCTCTTCATTTGTAAGTTTTTTCTTCCAGTCTTTTACATCTTCCATCATAGGAACTTCTGTATGTAACCAGTGCGCTTGTTCATGCTTCAACCAAGCATCATATGCCCATGGGTAATTAAATGGTTTAAACGAGTTTCTATCGTCTGTTAACTTTAATTTTTCTTTTTTATGCGCCATTCCTACTCTCCGATTATTTCTAAAAACTGTTTTGTTGATTGTTTCCAAGACCATTTTTTTGATGACTCGAATACTTCTACTCTGTTTATTAATTTACATGCTTCGACATTATGTGCTAAGTTACCACTATACATTCCATTATACATAAGATTAATTACCTCTATCGGTCCAGGTTGCTCATAACTTGCAACTGGAGTACCGCACGCTATTGCTTCTAATATAACTATACCAAAGGTATCAGTTTGGCTTGGAAATACAAACACATCTGCATTTGCTACAAGTTCAGCTAATTCAACACCAACTTTAGTTCCAACAAAATCTACTTCTGGAAATTTTTTTCTTAATTCATTTAGGTATGGTCCATCACCAACCAAAACCTTTTTACCTTTTAATTTACAAAAATCGTCTAAACCTTTTTCTTTAGAAACTCTACTTACACAAACAATATAATGCGATGGTTTATTTCTACGACTCGGATTAAAAACTTTTGTATCTACACCACGAGACCATACATCAACTTTAGTAAATCCTTTGCTGATTAACATGTCACACATAGTTTGTGTGGGAACCATTGTTGATCTAGCATTGTTATGAAACCAACGATAGAAAGGATAGAACACAGAAGCAGGAATCTTTGTTCTCTTTTGAATAAACTCTGGAAATTGTGTATGATAGCAAGTTGTGAATTCTTTCTTACGAAGTAACATACGAGCATAAATTCCAAGTGGTCCTTCAGTTGCTATGTGTATTTTCCATCCTTCATATAAAGATACCCAGATTTTCTGTTTCATTTTCCATGGATTTATCACAAGTTCTATTTCAGGATATGCTGGAAATTTAACTCTTGTAAAACCAACGCAATAAGGATGTATAACATCAACAACCTTACCATTCTTCTCAAGTTCATGAATAGTGTTTTGATATGTCCTAACAACACCATTTACTTGTGGTTCCCATGCGTCTGTAATAATTAAGATTTTTTGCATTGTCCTGTCACTTTAAACGATTGAAACTTTAACCAGTATGTCATATTTTCCAGTGCTTGTAAACATTGTTGTTCATTACTAAATTTTATTTCTACTTTTCCTGGCACATCATTTGGATTGTTCGTGTGAACTGCCAGTAGAATCAGTACCCACATTTATCATTTCTCCCCAGTGAACAATTTGCCATCTACCATCTAAGTGCTCTACTAATGCTGTACATGATTCAACCCAATCACCATCATTCATATACATTACTCCTTCAATTTCTTTTATCTCGGCATTGTGTATATGTCCGCATATAACACCATCATAACCTTTTTTCTTACAATATACAGCAAGATTTTTTTCGAATTGAAAAATAAAATCTACTGCTTTTTTAACTTTATGCTTAAGAAACTTACTAAGACTAAAATAACCAAATCCCATACGATGCCGAATCCAGTTATATTTACTATTGAGATTAAGAACAAAGTCGTATGCCTTATCTCCTAGAAAACTAATCCATGGCGCTAGTCTAGTGATACCATCAAATAAATCTCCATGAACAACAAGATATCGTTTCCCATCAATACCATTATGTTCACATTGATTGCACAATTCTATCTTACCAAAAGACAAACCATAAGGTATCATTGGTCTTAAAAACTCATCATGATTACCACTAACATAGACTACACGAACACCACGTTTAGCATAACCAAGAACTCTACGAACCACATTTGTATGGCTCTGTTTCCATCTCCACTTATTGCGTTGTATTTTCCAAGCATCAATAATGTCACCTATGAGATATAATGTCTCACAGGTGTTATGTTTTAGAAAATTATTTAGTAAGTCTGCTTTGCAGTCTTTTGTACCTAAATGCACATCACTAACGAATATGCTTTTGTAATGCATTTATCCCTCACATGCAAGACAATCATTTCCCTCAGCGAGAGATTTTAAATCAATCTCTTGAATTACTTCTCGTTCAATTTTCTTTGCAACTTTATCAGCTTTGCCAATTTTCTCACTTCGGCAATAGTAAAGTGTTTTGAGACCCTCTTTCCATGCTTGGAAGTGTACTGCGTGTACATATTTGATGTGGGAATCTGGTCTAAAGAATAAGTTAAGTGATTGTGCTTGATCAATATATTCTTGCCTGTCTGCTGCATGCTGTACAAGCCATCGCTGATCGAGTTCCATTGAAGTTTTGAAAACATCTTTCTCCCATTCTGTAAGGAACTCGAGATGTTGAACGCTTCCATCGTTGGCGATAATACTTGACCAGACTTCGTTATAGTCCAGCTTACTGTCTGCATCACACTTCTCCTTAATAATTTTGTCAAGATATTTGTTTTTGTTCAACGAAGAACCCGAAAGAGTATCCTGCCGATAAGCATTGGCACGATAAGGTTCAATAGAAGGACTAGTGTTGCCCATAAGAATGGAAGAAGAAGCATTGGGAGCAATAGCCATAAGATGACTAAAGCGATTCCCAGTACCCACTGCATCAGGCGCTTCGCCTCGCTCAGTTCCCAATTCTTTATTAGCACGATCTAATCCCTCTCTGATGTGTTTAAAAATTTGTTTGTTTCTTCCGACGGAGAGTGCTGATTCCCACGGCATGTTATTTCGTTGTAGATAAGCATGCCAACCCAAAGCACCGACACCAATGCTGCGCTCACGTATGGCACTATACCTTGCACGCTCAATGGAGGTAGGAGCATTAAGAATGAAATACTCCAAAACATTGTCAAGCATTTCAGCAACATCACGAAGAAAGTTAGGATCTGTTCTCCATTCATCATAGTACTCCAAATTTAAAGAAGATAAGCAACACACTGCAGTGCGTTCTTCATTGGTTGGTAAAATAATTTCAGAACACAAGTTTGACTGGTGAACTTTAAGACCTTTGTCTTTTAACCACTGTGGTAAATGGCGATTGGATGTATCAATAAAATGTAGATATGGTTCACCTGTCACCATACGTAGTTCTAAAATTTGTTGCCACAAAGCACGAGCAGAAACAATTTCACGAATCTCTCCGCTGTGTGGGTCTTTTAATTCCCAGGAATCATCTGCTTCTGGATCAAGCATACATTTCTCAATAATTTGCATAAATGAATCAGGAATGTTTATCGCATGATGCAGATTAAGACAACGGAGATTTTGGTCTCCAGTTGGCTTACGCATTTCTAAGAAAGGGATAATATCTGGATGGCTGATGTCGAGATAAGCAGCATAACTGCCACGACGAGTACGACCTTGCCTGTATGCCAAAGAGCTGGCATCATAGATTTTGAGGTGAGGCATGACACCAGTAGATTTATCATCTGCTGAACGTATACCAAAACCAATGCCAACGCCACCACCAAGCATGCTAAGCCAATTAGTTTCACTAAGATTGTCAACTAGTCCCTCCGCTGTATCTTCAATATAATTTAAAAAACAAGAGATAGGCATACCTCTTTTACTTCTCCCAAAGGATAGAATTGGTGTTGAATATGACAACCAATGCTTAGACGAATAGTCGTACAAGCGCTGAGCATGCTCACGATTACTACTAAAAGTATTCGATACATACGCAAATCTTTCTTGTGGGGATTGCTCTTCTTCTTTCATATATGATTCACGCAGTCTTTTTACGCCAAGTGAATCAAATAAACTATCTCTACTATAATCTACTACCAAACCATTAATGGTGCCTTGCATTTAACACTCCAATTATTATTTTATTGTACGAACTCTTTAGACAGGGGGAATACTTTCGCAATTACCTCAGCACATGCTTTGGCGATGAGTGTGTGTTCTTTTTGTGTTCCGTTTGATGAGCGTAACTGTATATAGTGAATCCAGGATCTTAAGGTTCCATTCAT